CCAGTTTAAACAGATCATAGAACCAGTTGCGACCCTTGGGTGTGCCGATGAATATGGCTCTGCCCTTTTTGTCTGACAAAGAAGCCCTGATAACTTGCTCCCAGGCTTCCGGCTTAATGTCTGCAACCTCGTCTAGCACCGCATAGGTCAAGGATACGCCCCGCAGGGTATCTGGTCTATCAGCACCACGAACATAAATCTTTGCACCATTTATCATGGTGATATCCATATTGTTGATGTGACTGTTTTGGATAACATCCCGTCCAATCTCTAACAGCACATCCCACACAATTTGTCTTGCCTGTCCATTGGTGGGCGCAACATAGAGAACTGCACTCCCTGCTGGACAACGCAATGCTTCAATAATTAGCGTAGTAGCCGCTAACCTAGATTTGCCACAACGCCGACCAGCAGCCACAACCTTAAACCTTGTTTTGTCAGCAAAGACTGTTTGTTGCCAAGGCAGGAGTGAGAAGTTGAGATCAGACATTTTTTGTTTCTACATCAGTCACGTCTTGCAAGGGTTCAATCTCTACGCCACCAATGCCTGTGATGTTGATGGTAACGGCATTCCTTTGCTTGCCTTCTTTCTCAAACAGACTGACAGGAAGCATCCTATCCATACAGAGTTTGAGCATAGCCGCTTGTGCTGGGTGTTCATCATTCATAGCAATCTCAATTGCTTTATGAACGACATTAGAACCTGCACTGTTTATCAGGAGGTCTTTGAGTTCTTTGATGCGCTGAACTTCAGTCTTTGGCAGGAGAGCCGCAGGTCTTTCAGCATAGGTAGACATAGTGAACTTCTTGTTCACAGCACCCTTGGGGCGACCCTTGCGCTTTAAGTTGTTTGGCAGTGCATCAATCACATTCATACTTTACCCAGTTATGGAAGTTTGGCACACTATACATTGTTTGACAAGTGGGGTAAACCCTAGTACAGTTCAACCATCTGTTCGCGTCAGATGAAGCCTTTTAGAAGTGGTACAGCCCTGGGGATACTCGGGGACGCGACTGTATCACCCCTAAAGGGCTTTTTTCATGGCAATTGAACTTACTCCAGAAGAACAAGCTAACAAGCGTAGGATCACAAACCTCAAGGTGGCAATCCATCACTGGAAAGGTAGTATCTCAAACGCTGCGCTTGGTCTGGCAGTAGAAAAGAAAGGTCTTACAAATCAACAGTCTATTAGAAAACAGAAGCGCAAGGAACGAAAGAAGGCTCAAAAGACTCTGAATTCGTTTGACAAGGGTTTCCGTTTCTAATACATTGTCAACAAATGGGTGTCGGTACAGCTACCCGACTCAACAGAGGGCGAACCTGCAAACCCCTGTTATGACCGCAGAGAAGCTAAGTAGAGAACTTAGAGTAAGCCTAGAAGTAGGCTCTCCCTGTGGCAGACACCCAAGCGGCTATCTGCTAAGTTTTTAAGCACTCGACATACCTCGGGTAGCCACTCCGTGCACAAATGAAACTTGTCATCCAGCTAGAGACAAGACTACCCCAAGACTCAACCAACTCCTTTTCTTACCAAAGATTAGGCTCGTTGTTGGCAAAAGTCTAATTTCACCTTTCTTGTGGATAGGGGGCACCACAAAATCTCTCACACCACGACCACCCCCTCCCCCCCCATCATTGTTGCGCCACTACAACACAGGGTAAACCCTTAAGGGTAAACGAGTAAGGGTAAACCCTGAGAGGGTAACTACTAATAGGGTAAACCCTGAGAATTAATTAACCGACCGGTCGGACGGGTTATGCGTAAATTGCATAAGCACCCTTATCGGTAGACCTAATGCACACACAATTGCATATAGGATTGTATACACTATACTAGAACATAGATTGTTATCTTAATACTTTGTGGTTCATAGGGTAAGTACCTATATAAATAATGGGGAAACCTAGGGTTTGTCCCTATATCTTTGCAGTGATCGGTGCGTTATATTTATATCACTGGAAACGAAAACCAGTGACTCCATCAACATTCAATAGGCGTAAACATCATGGACTTTTCTTCCCTTTTATCTGAAGCAGTCAACAAGCCCGGGATTCTCTCCAAGGCTTACCAAGCATTCCACAATTACTCTGTCGGTAACCAAATGGCTGCAATGTCCCAATGCGTGGCACGTGGGATTGAAGTGGGGCCGATCTCAACCTTCAAAGGTTGGCAGGACAAAGGGCGATGCGTCACCAAGGGGCAAAAAGCCTTGGCGCTTTGTATGCCTGTCACTATGAAGGGCGAAAAGGACAATAAGTCAACCGGGAAAAAAGAAGAATTCACATTCAATCGTTTTGTCTTTAAAAACAATTGGTTTGTCGTTTCTCAAACTGAGGGTGCAGATTTTGCCCATGAAGTCAAAACCCCATTGTGGGACTCTGCCAAGGCTTTGCAAGCCCTGTCAATCAGTGAAACACCCTTCACCATGATTGATGGCAACTGCCAAGGGTATGCAAGTGGTCAAACCTTTGCGCTTAATCCAGTTGCTGCTTTGCCACATAAAACAAGGTTTCATGAAATGGCACACATTGTTTTAGGTCATACGCAGGAATTCACTATGACCGATAGCGAAAGGACTCCCAAGGATATAAAAGAGGTTGAAGCAGAGTCGGTGGCTTATATCCTTTGCTCAATCCTTGGTTTGCCAGGGCTTGAAGAATCTAGGGGTTACATTCAGCACTGGTTACGCGATTGTGAGATTAGCGAAAAGTCAGCACAGAAAATCTTTAGCACCGCCGACAAAATCCTAAAGGCTGGACAATAACTAGGGTTTATCCTAATTGCATGGGGGCATTTTGCCCCTATCCTTCAACTTCATTCAATTCAATAGGCTTTACATCATGCACCCAGCAGACAAAATTGTAGTTATCGGTTCGGCCTTGGCTTTCCTTGCCTTGGCACTCATTCTCTGGACAACTTAAGAACCACAGACTGCAAACCCTTGTATCAGGGGTTTGTGGCCTGGGCTTTTCCAGGATTTCACTTCAAAAGGCTTTAACATGAAATTCGCTATTCAACGCAAACACATTCGGGCCATGCTTTGCTTTGCTGCTAAAAAAGACATTCGCTATTACCTGCAAGGGTTTTGCGTCAATCAGGACAATCGGGGCACCTATATTGATTCTACAGATGGGCACTGCCTGGGACGTTTGTTGATTGACGATCAACCAATGCCTGAGAATCGGGTTATTCTGCCAAGCGTTAACCTGGACGCATTGAAGGGTACAAAAAAGCAGAATGAAGAATTCCTGCATTTCACTGTGGACGGGTTATCCGTTGAAGTGATTTTGACCAATGGGGATAAAGTGCAATTTACCGCACAAGATGCACGATACCCTGATTGTGATCGGGTTATCCCCTTAGTTTTTAAAACTGAAGACGAAAAACCCTCACAATTTAACCCTGATTTACTTGTCAAATTTGTCGATGCAAGCGAATCACTATATAGGAAACGTCAATGCCCTAGTTTGCTGCAAAGGGGCACCGATTCGATCATTGTGAGCTTTGGCCTAGATACTCAATTCATTGGAATAATGATGCCTATGCGTGATTCTGGTGGGGCTGGAGTGCCATCATGGTGCCACAAACCCAGAAAAGCCCCTGAAATTGTCGATCAATCAGTGACTCAAACCGCATAAAACCATAGGCTGAAGGGCATTATGTGCCCTTTGGCCTAGGCTTTGGCTTGGGGTTCTTCAACTTTGAAAGGCTTTGACATGATTCAACCCTCTGATTTCACAAAAATAAAGCATGACATAAATGGCAACCCTCGCCATGTTTGTCATTTCCTGCACTTAGATGTGCATGGTTATCAATCCAATATTGGACTTTCCGAGCGTTACACAATCGCTTTGGCTTTGGCTAAAACCCTCGGTGGGCGTAAATACCACAATAAAAAATATGGTGGTGGCATTGTTTTCCAAGAATATGACGGGTGCTTGTCCCAATTGTGCGACAAAATCAACGAATTAACCCAAAAACAAGAGGTAATAGCATGAACCAACCACTTGAATGGCAAGCCCTTTGGGATGCAATGGACGCAAACCCAGACCAATGGATTGAAACCACAGAGAAAATGTATTGGGAAATGTTAGAAGTTTTGCCACCCAGATCAATGAAAGGTGGAAATTTTCTAGTTGGAGAGGCAGATCACCACAACAGCGAGGGTTATCCTGTTTATTCATGCTTCACCAAATTTGGGGACACTTATAAGGCCAAAAAGCTGAGTTATAAACAATTTATGGAGGCATTTGCATGATCTATGGTGTGCTGGCCCTAATCCTCAGAATCCTAACCCGCAAAAAATGAAAGGCTTTGATTATGTTTATAGGATTTAATCGTAAAAATATATTGTTGAATTATTATGTTTCAGTATATAACGATCAACAAATTGACCAAAATGATGAAATAATATCAACAAACAATGCCAGCAAAGATTATGGTTTTTTATATTGGCTTAATGAATGGAGAGATGACCCAATGCGCGACAAATTGTTTTTAATGCTTCGCCCTGAATAAGTCAGCAACCACTAACCTAGACCCGCCAAGTGCGGGTTTTTTCTTGCCTGTTTTAAGCCCTTGCAAGCCCTTGGGGTCAATCACCATGCACCCAGCACAAGAAAAGCCCCTTAAAGCCCCTTTTAAGCCCTTTGGCAAGCCCTTTTGTGGTCAATCATTATCTTGGTTTGGCAAGGTGGTAACAAGGCCCACATAATTCAGGTTCATTTCAGGGTCAAGCCCACAATTGTAGAAGTGCCCAGCTTGGTCGATGGCAACCTTCAACCCTTGCGTCATGTTACCGCCGCCGATCAATTCTAGGATGGCCCTTTGCTCTGGGCTTAAATTGATCTTAAAATCAGTCTGGGTTCGGTTTGGGTTTATCTTGTTTGCCATTAATCTGCTCACGCCAATATAAAGCTATTAATAATGCCTCTGCCCTGTTTCCATCTTTCTTTCTTGTGAGTTTTGCTTCAGGCCAAAAACTACGGGCTAAATCCAGGCTTTCGTTTTTATCGCTTGTCAGGTGGAAATACTTTTTCCATTTCTGAGGGGTTACCAAATGAAAAGGGTAATTAGTTAATTCAGCAACGGCTGATATAACACCAACCGCCCTTGCAAATTGGT